GTGCGACTTATTTCCAGTTACAACAACTGTCTCACCAACATAAAATATATCTTTTACAGGTATATCAAAGTATAAAGTGCCCTTTGTAGTTGTGTTTTCATGTGCCACATTAAAATAAACATCTGTCCACAGCATAGGAAGTAGGACGGCATCTGTTGCATCACACACTTCCTGCAAGGTTGCATCTGGGTACAAAGTGCCAACACCAAGGGTGGAGCGAAGCTCTGCGACTGTTGTAAGTGCCATGATGTCCTTTCTAAAGACTCTAGAGGGTCAGAGGGCTACTGACCCCCTAGAGCGTACTTAGTGGGCTTTAATTAAGCCTTGTTGTTTTTAAACGCACCAGCTCCGACCTTAGTCGCGATTGCGCCAAAGCCGTAATAGCCGATTGTTACCTGTCCTGCTGCAGTTGATTCTGCGCGTAGACGGTATGTTGGTGACTCGTACCATGTGTACGCATCTGGGTTCACGATAAGGATTGTTCCATCGCCATCGCCAGCGTTTGTTGGATCTACATAGAGGTTAAGTCCTGCAACATTACCTGTGAGTGATGTTGGTGCTACTTGACCGCCTGCGTTCATTGGCTGAGAAGCTGTGTAGATTGGACGGCCTGAATCGTTTAGAGACATGATGTTTGACCATTGTCCTGTTGATACGACCATGTTGCGAGCGAATGGGTTAGGTAGTCCTGCTGTTGCTGCATAGACTGATGCTGAACCACGAGCAACAATACCTAGCAACTCTGCTGCTGTTGGGTATGTAACTGTTGTTGTTGCATCTGCTGTTGCGCCTGCAATCAACGCTGCGTTTACTGCTGCGTTTGTTGTCTTTGCGTAAGCTGCTGCCATGTTGCGCACTAGCTCATCAAAGAATGCTGGAGATGTACGATCTAGAAGTTCTACAGAGAATGTCTGTTGTCCAGCGTACTTCTTGACTGATACTGATAGGAATGCTGCATTCTGATCTGTGTCAGAGAATGCTGCGCCTTCGTTTGTCTCTGCGACAGTTGGCATTACTGTGATCTTTGGGATCTCGAAAGTCATACCTGCATCTGGAAGCACTCCGCGAGAGATTGCATCGATTGATGGACGGATAGTTGTTCCAAGTGGGTTGATGATTTCTGACAGTTGGCGTGTTGGTACAAGACCAGCGTTATCTGTTGTGTCATCTGCTGCTAGTAAATATTGACGAGCTGACTCATCACCTAGTGCTGCGCGGATTGTGTTTTCTGCGTACTTAGCTGCTGTTACTTCGATGCGTGGCTTTGTGAAGTATGCTGCTGAAACAGTTGGACGAGCAGCTTCTACCGCTGGCGCATCAACTGGTGTTGCTTCGACTGCTGGAGTGGTTTGTTCCACGGTGGCTGTCTCGCTTTCTGTTGGTTGGGTTGATTCTTCTGCAGTAGATTCTTCTGCTGCAATATCAGTAACCTGAGCAGACTTAAATGCTGGCTCTGTTACTAAACTTACTTCGACCAAGCGAGCAGCGGATACATAAGTCACGCCATCCTTGATCTTTGACTTGAGGACTTCTGCCCCGATTGATAGACCGCTCTGTAATCCTTCTTCTGCAAGGATTAAAGCTTCTGTACCGCGCTGTGAACGACTTACAGAAAAGACTGCGTTAATTGCATCTTCTGATTCGCTAAATGAAACCATGCGACCGAGAGGCTTCTTAGTGTCATGCTGGCTAAGCAACTTAATCGCCTTAGGATCTGCAATATCAATAGATCCAGAAGCAAAGATTACTTTACCCATGTTTGTAGATCCTGCTTCGACATTGAGAGGCACGATCTTGCCTGAAACTGTGCGACTTGCTGAGTCTGCTGTGAGATCAGCTGAGAAGGTGATTACTTGGTTCATTCCATACCTTGACTTCCGTTAGGTGTTAGATCAGTCATTTCTAGCGCCTGCTCCTGAGTAATTAGGTTAAGGGATAGAAGTTTTTCGATTACTGCTAGTTCTTGCATTGGGTCAGTGCGTAGGAAGTTCTTATCAATATCAAACTTCACTACATTGCCACGAGCTGTAATATCATCCATTGACAAGCGATCTTCGATAGCAGTAATGAATGGCTGTAAAGATAGTGTCAAGAACTGCTTACGCTCATCTTGCACATTGGCATAAGTCATAGAATTGTTCTGGTCTGCTGAAACATAGTAAGCAGGTACATTGCACAAACGCGCACATTCTGTAGCCAGGTTAAAGATCGCTTCCCCGTACATCATGTCTTTAGGTGAGAATGAGACTGGGTTATATTCTAAAGTAGATGTTAGGTAGGCAGTGCTGCGATTGTTGCGAGCATTTTTCCATGAAGCCAGTAATCCCTGGACTTCTTTAGGATCTAGGTCTGCTCCTGTGTTCTTAATGTAACCTGATGCCATTGGAGTAGCTGCAGCAATCGCTGCTGCCTTCTGAACATCAATAGCTGCGCGGATTGTAGAAACTCCAGTGTTTAGAATGCCATCACCTAATGATTGGAATGTAACAAGAGATCCTAAGCCGTCCATAGGTAATGTAGTTCCATCAACTGCATAAGACTTAACGAATGTGTTAGTGCTATCTAGTGTTGCAGTAACTCGATGGTTAGCAATCCACTCAAAGCGAGAAGGACGGCCATCTTCTGAATAAACTTCTACAACTTGCCAGAATGCTTGGCCATAAAACAAAAGTGAATCAACAGTCCAGGCAATAGTTACAGATCGTGGCTGTGAATATGAAGGCTGCTCTAACCATGCAGGAGAACCTAGTTCTTCATTCGTTGACTTCTTGTAAAGCTCTAAAGGAATTGCACCAATAGTGCCAGCAAGTAAATTTCGGCATCGTGCTAAAGCTGGCACAGACATTGCTTCAGTTCTGCCAACGAATGCATACTGAAACGGCATTGCATAAGGTGAATACTCACCAAGCACCTGAGGTGCTGCTTGAGCTTGTAACTGTGGCTTCGACTCTAGCCCAAATGCCTGCAATATTTTACCCATAGACAGAAAGTGTAGCATTTGTCAAGCAATTAGACAATGTGGTAAGGGTGTGTCTAAGTATAAATCTGTGGCTTTGGTTGAGGAATCATTAACTTGCTTACTGCCATGGCAATGCCGATAGGTGCTGATATATCGCCAGCTGACTTGCGCTTGATAATACGCCAAGCCGAATCGTTGACCTTAGCTGCACAGTTATTCATCTGCTGGATAAACTCCGCTTGCCCGTTGTGAACTACCCGATGATTAACTAAGCCTTCTAATAGATCACCGCAAGCCTTATAGAACTGCTGGCCTGAAACATCTTCGACAACTACTCCAGAATTAGCCAAGCGATCTGCAATAGTCTGGGTGGCATACTTGTCAAAGCAGACTAAGCGTGGCTTATAAATGTCACACCAAGCTTTTATACTTGCTGCCATCTTTAACTCATCGATAGCAACCTGAGAGCTGTAAGTCTCTAGAATTCCGATGCCAATCCGCCCATCTGGGAGTAGCTGTCCTGCGACCAATGATCCGTTCCTGCGTGACGGACTGACATCGAAACCGAATACAGTATAAGCCCCAACGGACATTTCTAGCTCTGAATCGCTGGTCTCTTCCAAGATTCCATGCGGCCAAGGACTGCTTAAGGAGTCGATCCATTGGCAAAGAGTTTCAGTTCTTGTATTCTCAATCGGTGAAGTAGCAATCGCTTCCTCAATGGCTTCCTCTGTAATTGTGTACCCCAGAGAAGGGTTAGCCATAGCCCAAGCAGCTCTGTCAGTTATCTTGCAATACTGTGGCGCAGAATACTCGTAGAATCCGAAGGACTTAGGTGGGTAATCTATTGCTCGTTCTCTAAGGTCATTAAGGACAGTTGAGAATGCATCTCCTGCATTCGATGTAAGTAATGTCTGGCTGTTTGGGTGAGCTCTAGTCGTAGGAGTAGCAGCTCTAAATCCATCTTCTGTAATCTCTCGGACTTCGTCGATGTAGAGCAGTCCGTTGACGGATCTACCGCGAGAGCCGTCTCTAGTTGCTGCGACAACATCCAGCCTTGCTCCAGATAGCATCTCAATAGATTCTGTGCCGTTGGCGTGTCGGATCTGTTTAACGAATCCCTTGAGGTGGTCATTGGTCTCCAATAGGTGAGTTACTTGTCTGAATGTGTCTAGTGCCATGCTTCTGTTAGAGCTCATGATTAGGACATTGGTATTCCACTTGATGAGGTGTGCCAATATCAACATACGCGCCAGATGTGTCTTGCCGTTTTGCCGTGCTACCAGAATCAGGTTTGTCTTACGAATCCACATGCCTTTTTTGTCCACAGTAAGCATGTCCTTTAATACCCACTCCTGCCACGGCATTAAAGGCATCTTTACGATGTCGCATAAGTCCTTGACATCTTGCATCTTGTTTTCGCCCTTGAGAAGTGGACTGTGAAGCCTTGGCTTGGTTGCCCCTCGTAGGGCTTTGGAGCGTTTGGGTTTATCTGTCATTGACTCGGACTAGGTCGGGTCTTAAACGGACTGTCCAGCATTGGTTCGGACTGCATCGGGGAGATATTGCCAAG